CAATCCAAGTAACCTAATGATTTGTGAGTGGACAAATGAATAGTATACTTTGTTCAGTAGCAACCCGCGGCAGATACTTTACAACACTGCCTTTAGTATTAAATGCAATTATCAACCAAACAAGACAACCAGATAAGTTGATTGTGTTTGATGATAATGATAACCCTCAAGACATGCGAAAAGAGATGATTTATTCATACTTTTTTCAGATGTTAGACATTAAGGGCATACCTTGGGAGTGGCGGTTTGCTGATAAAAAAGGTCAGCATCACATTCACCAAAAAGCCAATACAGAAGGCTATGACTTTGTTTGGCGTGTTGACGATGATGCTATACCAGAGCCTGAAGTATTAGACAATTTGTTTTATTGGATAGCATTTGAAGATAACGTTGGTGCAGTAGGTGGTTCAGTGTTAACCCCACCTTACATGCCAGATACAAGTCAAGTAACTGGTTTAATTGATAAGATTAACCAAGAACCTAACATCCAATGGGGTGTTATTAAAAAGGCAAAAGAAGTTGAACATCTTCACTGTACTTTTTTATATCGTGCTATGGTGCATGATTATAATTTGGGTTTGTCAAGGGTAGCGCACCGAGAAGAAACTTTGTTTACGTATGGTTTACATCAAAAGGGTTACAAGATTTTAGCAGTGCCGCATGCAACAACTTGGCACATGAAAAACCCGCAAGGCGGCATACGTATGGAATCAAACGCCGCATTGTATGAGCACGATGAAAGAATATTTAATAACATTTTGGCTTGTCGTGATAAAACAATTGTAGTGCTTAATTGTGGTCGTGGTGACCATATTGTGTTTAAGCACATACTGCCAGAAATTAAGAATGCGATGGTTTTTAGTTGTTACCAAGACATCATACCTGGCAACACAATAGCAGACGCAATGAATTATTTTGGTGACATTGATCAGTGGAATATCTATAAGAAGATGGATCAGTGGAAGTGGAAAGACAGTTTGGATAGTGCGTTTAGGAAGATGTACTTATGATTATCATAGCTCCATACGCCCAGAAATTAAGAACTGGCAAACTAAACCCAAAGAATTATCCATATTGGAAAGAGTTAATCGCTATGATTGACGAACCAATTATCCAAGTTGGAGTTGAAGGTGAAGAGCAACTTGTTAATGATTTTAGAAAAAATCTTTCAATGAACGAGTTGTGCGCATTATTAAAAGAATGTCGTACATGGATATCATGTGACAGTTTTTTACAGCATTTAGGTTGGGATCAAGGTAAAAAAGGAATTGTGTTGTGGGGGCCATCTGATCCATTAATATTTGGGCACCCAGAAAACATTAATTTATTAAAAGACAGGTCTTACTTAGTTAAAAATCAATTTCTTTGGTGGGAAGCAACAGAACATCAAAATGAGCGATTTGTTGAACCACATATCGTTTTAGAATATCTAAAGGAATAAAACATGGCAGCTTCGGGCTATACAGAAATACAACTATATAGTAGCTCAACATCTGGCGTTGTACCATCCGCGGCAAATCTTGTCGTTGGTGAATTGGCTATCAACTCTTATGATGGTAAATTATACTACAAATCAACCGCAACTGGGACTAGTGGTAACGTTGTGCTATTGGCATCTGCAGCTGGTGCTGTAGCGGCAACCAATATTTCTGGTGGTACTTCTGGTCAGATACCTTATCAAAGTGGGCCAAGTACAACAACGTTTATGACAGCGCCAAGTACATCTGGCACGTATTTAGGCTGGAACGGCTCTGGATTTTATTGGTCTGCAACAACTGGGCCATCTGGTTACAGTGGATTCTCTGGCTTTTCTGGATACAGCGGTATTGGATTTAGTGGTGGATCTGGGTATAGTGGATTCTCTGGCTATAGTGGTATTAGTGGCTATAGTGGTATATCTGGTTATAGTGGTTTTTCTGGTTACAGTGGCATATCTGGCTTTAGTGGTTACAGTGGTATCTCTGGATATAGTGGCACTAACGGTGCATCTGGTATCTCTGGATATAGTGGCACTAACGGTGCATCTGGTATCTCTGGATATAGTGGATACTCTGGTGTAGGTGCATCTGGTTCACAAGGAACAAGCGGATATAGTGGTTACAGTGGCTTCTCTGGTATCAACGCAACTGGGCAGTCTGGTTATAGCGGTTTTAGTGGTATCTCTGGTTACAGTGGTTCTGGTGTTTCTGGTTATAGTGGCTTTAGTGGCTATTCTGGTACATCTGGCTACTCTGGAATGGGGACATCTGGTTACAGCGGTTATAGCGGTGCAGCGGGTATATCTGGCTACAGTGGTATTAGTGGCTACAGTGGTATATCTGGCTACAGCGGTTCTGGTATCAGTGGTTATAGCGGAGCATCTGGGTATTCTGGTGCTACACCAACATCTGTGGCAAATATTACTGGCGGTTCTGCTGGTAATTTATTGTATCAATCTGCTGCTAATACTACAGCATTTTTAGCTAACCAAACAGGTAAAGTATTAGTGGGTGGTGCAGTAACACCAACTTATACAGCGACTTCTGGTATTAGTGGTGTTGGTAGTGCTATCAATATTGTTGGTGGTGCGTCTGGCCAAATTCCATATCAAACTGGTACTAACACAACTGGATTTTCACCTACCCCAACAACGGGATCATCAACCAATCCAGGGTTTCTAGCTTACGTTGGTGCATCTGGGTTTGTTTGGAGTCAATGGAAAACATACTTAACAAGCACTAATATCAATAGTGCACTTGGATATACCGCAGCAGATGCTCTTGGTACAAATGCTTCTGGTACGTGGTCTATCAACGTAACGGGCAGTGCTGCAACTGCAGGAACAGCCGGTTCTATATACAATGGTGCTAGTGGTTGGGGTGTAACACCCAGTGGTGCAAATTTATTTTTCAGTTATAATGGTAATAATATTGCTGAATTACCATCTGGAAGTCCATCATATACTGGTACACCTTTATTAGCAGTAACGCAGGCTAACGGTTGTGTTTATGAAAATGCACAAACTATTACAAGTAACTATACAATGACATCTGGTAATAACGGACAGTCAGCAGGACCCATAACAGTAGCAACGGGCATAACAGTAACTATCCCAGACAATAGTCGTTGGGTAATTAACTAAGGAAAAATTATGGCAGGTACATTAGTAATTGATACATTAAACGCAAGTTCAGGACCACTACAAACAAATAATGGAATGAGTGGTATTGCAAAGGCTTGGGTAAATTACAATTCAAGTGCTACAACTATTACGGCTTCATGGAATGTTAGTTCTGTAACATATAATTCAACTGGATTATTTACAATTAATTTTTCAACTGCAATGCCTGATACAGCGTATTGTGTAGTATCTGCCGCCTCTTATGTTGGTGGTACAGGCTCACCATCTTTAATGCCTCAAAGCCTTACTACAGGAAATGTTGTAATGAACCTTGGATATGGAACAGGTAACTACAACACAGGTATTAACTGCGTAGCAATTCACAGATAAGGATAAATCATGGCAGGAACAATCGTATCAGATACTTTACAAGATGGTTCAGGAAATAGTACAGCAACTACTAATGCTATTAAAGGTAGTGCAAAGGCTTGGGTTACAGTTAATGGGACTTTAAGTTCAGGTATGACACTTGCATCTTATGGAGTAAGTTCTGTTACTTATATTTCATCTTGTTTATATCAAGTTAGTTTTTCTACTGCATTTACTGATGCTAATTATTCTAGTGCAGTATCTTCTAGTTGGGATTCTGGTGGAAATAGTTATCCAATGATTGCAAATATAGCAAATAATGGAACTTATGCACCATCAACTACTTCAACTTATATAGTCAGTCGTGTTTATAACAATGGCTCAACAGGGTTTTTAGTAAACTATTTATACGCAATATTTTTTAGATAATTTTTTAAAGGAAAACAAATGACACAAGTAATTATTCATACAAACGACAACGGTGGAGTTTCAGTTACCGTTCCTACAGGCGAGTTATCTATTGATGCAGTTAAAACAAAAGATACTCCAGCAGGTTCAATTATTGTTGATTCTTCTACGCTTCCACAAGGCGCAGATGCTAAGTTTTTTGATGCTTGGGTGCTTAACGGCTCAACAGTATCAGTAGACTTAACTAAGGCTAAAGCGTTTGCTAACACTATGTTAAATGGTATGGCGAAGGCAGAAGTATCACATCGTACAACCAACGCAGGTATTGGTGTAGAAAACAAATTATCAGATGCTGACTGGTTGGCATTACTTACAACTGCTCGTACTGCTATTTCTTCTGCTACCACAACTCAACAGTTATTAGATGCTTTAACCCCTGTTCAATCTGCAATTACGGCTAACGCTTAAGGAGTAGGCTATGGCAATGACTATAGATGGTACTAATGGGTTAACATTCCCAAACAGTACCACTCAGACAAGTGGCGGTGCTCCTGCTAGGGCTTGGGTAAGTTTTAATACTGCCAATCCACCAACAATAAATGCTTCATTTAATGTCTCATCTGTTACTTATGTAACTGCGTATGCATATCAAATAAATTTTACAACTGCTTTTACAGATGTAAATTATGCTATGGCAGGTAGTGGACAATATTTTGGGTCTAGCAATTTTGTTTTAATTTCTTATAGTGCAAACTATACTTCATCTGCAAGCCAATGTACTGTAACACCTACTTACGCTGGTAGTCTTGGAACAACTGGAATGCTTGTAAACGCAACATTTTTTAGATAAGGCAATAAGTAAGTGAATGCCAGATATCAATCCTATTGCCGAGGGTGCAAAGTCTTTAGCAAATAGCCTTGAACAAAGTAGAGAGGCTGGTAAAAAACTTACCAAAAGCATTGAAAACATCCAGCGTGACGGCACGGAAGTTGCTTTACAAGAATTAGAAGCAAGAAAAAAGCACAAGATACACGAAGAGGCGATGGAGAACTCGATGATATATCGGGCGATTCAAGAATATGAAACCCAAAAAACTATTATTAATGCTGAGAATCAAGCCGAAAAAGAATTTAAAGCAAAATATGGTAATAAGGAATGGTCAAAAGTACTTGAGTTAAAAACTATGGTAGAAAAAGAACATCAAGAAAATAAAAAATACTATGGGCATAAACTTGAAGACGTTAGACGTGTACAGTTTTGGTGCTTCTTTGTAGCCTTTATTATTACAAGTTTGCTGTTTTATTTTAATCTAGTATGAGCTGGGTTAAGTATTGGTTTGCCGTATTTTTAATTGAAATAGTTATTTGGTCTTATGTGATTTATTTGCATTTTGAAATTAAGGAACTAGAAAAAATAATGGTGCCAAAACCAAGATTTGACAAAGAACATAAAGTAGTTGTTAAAACTAAAAAAGATATAGTTCGTGGGTAATTTTTAATCAAAGGAGACGTTATGTCAATATTAGATGTTGTTGAAGAAAAAGTAGAAGAGGTTGTGACTGAAGTTGAATCTGTTGTGGTTGAAGAAGAACAAAAGGTAGAAGAAGTAGTGAGTTCAAACCCAATTATTCAAATGGCTATCAAACAAGCTAAAGAACGACTATTAAGAGAAACAGCAAAATAATATGGATATCCAAACATTAATTAATACGGTTTTACCGTTAATTTGTGTGGCGATAGGTTGGTTTTGCAAAGAACTGTGGACAGCAGTTCAAGATTTAAAAAACGACCTTCACGACTTACGTACACACCTAGCTGAAAACTATATGCACAAGGTTGACTTCTCTGACCGTTGGGAGGAAGTATTAAAAGCCATCCATCGTATTGAAGACAAGTTAGATAAATTACAGGAGAAGTAATATGGAATGGTTAGCCCAAATTGCTCCAGGTATTGCAACTGCTCTTGGTGGACCATTAGCTGGAATAGCGGTTACAGCAATATCAAAAGCACTTAACATTGACGAAAAAGACGTGCAGTCTACCATTGAATCTGGTAAACTTAATTCTGATCAGTTAGCTGCTATTAAACAAGCTGAAATTGAATTGCAAGCAAAGGCGCAAGAGTTGGGACTTAATTTTGAAAAATTAGCTACAGAAGACCGTAAATCTGCACGTGATATGCAGATTGCAACTAAGTCTTTTGTACCGCCGTTGCTGTCGATTTTAATAGTGGTGGCATGGTCTTTTATTCAATATTTTTTACTAACCCATATTATTGCTCAAGAGATGCGTGAATTAGTTGCCAGAGTTTTAGGTACATTAGACAGTGCATTAATGTTGGTATTATCTTTTTACTTTGGTTCTAGTTCCGGTAGTCAAGCCAAAGATGAAATGATACATAATTCAACTCCCGTTAACAATTGAAGAAAATAATTATTGCAGCAATACTTATTGTATTTACTGCGTGTTTCAACAAAGAATTTAGAAACGAGACAATAGAAAAAATCATGGCAATTACAGAATCCACATTAAACACTATTATTCGATTTGAAGGTAAACGCAATAAGGCATACCAAGATACTAAAGGTCTTTGGACAATTGGTGTTGGCCACCTTATTAAACCCGATGAACAACACCTAATCAATACCGTTCTTACAGATGAAGAAGTTCAAAACCTTCTTAGACACGATTTAAGCTGGTGTGACGAGGCTGTTACATCATCTGTGAAGGTACCCCTTAACCAGAACCAATATGACGCCCTATACAGCCTCTGTTTCAATATTGGTGCATCTGCTTTTAAGAACTCTACAGTTGTTAAAAAATTAAACCAAAATGATTATGCTGGTGCCGCAGACGCAATTCTAATGTGGAATAAACCAGCCGTTTTAATACCACGTAGAGAATCAGAAAAAAAGCTGTTTTTAACACCAATTAAGGGCGAAAATACTTAATTTTTTGCATTAGTAGATATAAGGACTGATCATCCTTTTTTTATAATATTAACCTCGGGGATACTAAATGGACGGATTTAAAACACTACCTAAGATGCAACACTTTAAAGAAGGTGGGCATGCTAAAACTAAAGAAATGTGTGGCGGTGGAAAAGCCTATAAAAAAGGTGGTGAAGTAGGCGAAGAAGATTTAAAACAAGACAAAGCCATGATTAAAAAGGCTTTCAAACAGCATGATGAAGCTGAACACGATAAAGAACCTACTGAGATTAAACTTAAAACCGGTGGTCGTTCTAAAAAAGAAAAAGGTACAGTTCGTAAATATAAAGATGGTGGTTCTGTAACCAACGTCTACGAAGCTAAAAAAAGCTCTGGTGATTTAGATAACATTAAAAAAACTAAAGATATCAAACCAGGTAAAGCTGAAGCTCCATCAAAAGCTTCAGAAAAACCTAGTATGAAAGGTTCTGACGTTTCTAAAGAAAAAAGCAAACCATCTGGTCACGAAGACCCATACATCAAAAGTAAAGAATCTGGAAAATCCGCAGATGCTCCATCTGGCGCCAAAGGAGGTCCAAATAAATACAAGACTGGTGGTGGCGTAAAAAAGATGCAAGCCGGTAGTCTGACCGGCAGATTATCAGACTACGTTATGGGCACACAAGCACAAAACGTTAAAGCAAAAAAAGAGATGGCTGAGTATTTAAGAGCTAAACAAATGCAACAAGCCGCTGGTCAACAAATGAGTCCTGGCGAAAATATGGCTATGGGATTAGCTGGATTGGGTCAAGGGGCATCTACCCCTTCTGCACCAGTTGATCAAATGGGTAATGCTACAGGTATGCCAGCACAAAAACGTGGCGGTCGTGCAGGTAAGAGAAAGTAATGCCGTATAAGTCAAAAGACCAGCAAGCCGCAATGTATGCAGCGGCTGCTGGTAAAAGCACATTAGGCATACCTAAAAAGGTCGGTAAAGAGTTTGTAAAAGCTGGACCTGCATCTAATAAATTACCACAAAAAGTAACTAAGCGAGCCTCTGGCCGAGGAAGATAACATGGCTTATAGTAATACAACTGGTCAAACAACAATTAATGTTGACCAGTTAATTTCATTTGCTTATCGTGATGCTGGTAAAACAGCAGAAGAGATGACGCCTGAATATATTGATGCAGCTAAACAGGCGTTGTTTTATAATTTGCAAAACTTATCTAATCGTGGAGTTAATCTTTGGTTATTAGAAAACCAATTGTATGGTGCTTTAACACAGCAACAACAGTTAGTATTACCAAAGACAACGATTGATGTTCGTGAAGCCAATTGGGTATATGTTCAAAACATTCAAGCTTCTGTTTATCTTCCAGCTGATAATTCTACAGCACCTAATGCTTTTAATTTACAGCCTCAATTAGCTTCTTTAGCCACATCAACTTTAAGTGAAAATTGGATTGGTTTAGGCTATCAACAAGCACAAAGTGTTTATTATGTAGGTTGGAATTGTTATGCACCTAATAATGGAACGCAAACATACAATCTAGTATATGAATACAGTGATGATGGTATTAACTGGATTATTAAAGAAACATTTCCAGCAATCACAATGGTTGATAAACAATGGCAATATTATAATATTGCCATTACAGAGCCACATTTATTTTATAGATTGCGTGAAACTGTAGCTACCACATTTTCAGTTCGTCAAATTGTATTCTCAACAAGTCAACAAGTTATTCCACTAGCACGACTAAATCGTGACGATTATTGGAACTTACCAAACAAACAATTCCCATCTGTACGTTCTTTACAATATTGGTTCGACAGAACAATTGAGCCTTCTATGTACTTATGGCCAGTACCAAACAATCCTTATCAAATGTTTCAATTGATTGTTGAGGTACAAATGCAAGACGTTGGTTCATTAACGAATCAAATATACGTACCAGATAGATGGATTAATTGTATACAAAAACAATTATCACACTCAATGTCATTACAATTACCTGGCGTAGATATGACACGAATTACATACTTAGAAGGACAAGCAGAAAAAGCATTCCTACAAGCTAGTGAAGAAGACCGTGATAAGTCACCTATTTATTTCCAACCTAATATAAGTTACTACACAAGATGAGCGTAATAATGACCTACGATTCGCTGGTGTTGAACATCCAGCAATATATGGAGCGTGATGATCCTGACTTTATTGCTCAGATTCCTAATCTTATAGCATTAGCTGAATCATCAATTGCAGCTGAATTAAAAACATACATGCAATTGATTGTTGTAGAAACGAGTTTAGCTACTAATCAAACAATATTAAATAAACCAGCACGTTGGCGTAAAACTGTGTCTATGAAGGTTAATGGTCAGCCAGTACTATTACGCAGTCAAGATTACGTGTCTATGTATTTGTCTGAATCATCTGGCGGTCAGCCGTTATATTATGCAGATTATGATTATAATAATTGGAATTTTGCACCAGCTCCAAACCAATCTTATCCAGTAGAAATCATCTATTATGCTGAAATACAACCTTTAGATGAAACTAATCAACAGAATTTATGGACTGCAATTGCACCACAAGCAATGTTGTATGGTGCATTATTACAAGCACAAGGTTATTTAAAAGCGTTAGATAAGTTACCTGTTTGGAAACAATATTACACTGATGCAATTACGGCGTTGAAGAAAGAAGACGATGCACGTCGTATAGATCGCAATACTACGATTCAGGAACCTTAATATATGACTACTCCAATTTACACTTCACCATTTACAGGAACCGTTGTAACTCCAACGGATGTATCTTATTCATCCCTTTCATTTGGTGTTACTACGCAACTATATTGGCCAGCGATTGTTAATCAAGGTATTGGTCAAACTCCAGCAACTCGTATTATTGATTGTACTGCTACAACGACTGGACTAGCATTAAATTTACCAGAAGCAGACCAAGGCACTGTTGGTGCTGATATTTTGTTCCGTAATATTGGTACTAATTCATTTGTTGTAGAAGATTTTTTAGGCGGTAATTCTGTTACCATAGCCGCTGGTATATCTAAATATTTTTATTTACAGAATAATACAACACCCGCTGGTACATGGGGCAACGTAACATTTGGTGCTGGAACATCTTCTGCGGATGCTGCTTCATTGGCTGGTGCTGGATTAACTACAGTTAATGGCCAATTAGCAACCACACAAAACATTGTTGATGTTTCCGTAGCACCGACGATTACAAACTTAAGTCGTGCTATAACTTATAACTGGGTTGGAGGAGTTGGTAATATTCCTTTACCTTCTGTTTCAAGTTTATCTTCTGGTTGGTACATTGCATTTAGAAATAGTGGTTCTGGTACATTAACATTTACACCAACATCACCGCAAACTATTAATGGTAAGACATCTATCAATACAAACCCAGGTGACTCTGGATTTATATTTTTTGATTATAGTTCAAATGCATTCATTACTGTTGGTTGGGTAACGCCTAATAACGTAGTATTTACATCCGCAACATATGATGTTGATGCTATCTCTGGTGGTACTTTAAACTTAGTTTCAAACGCACCTATTATCCAAACATATGTGTCCCAATCTGGCACACGAAGTTCCACATTAGCAGTAACTTTACCAGCTATTACTCAATTGTATGTCATGGTAAATAACTGTACTAATGTAAATGATGTCATTACTTTCCAAAATCAAGGAAGTAGTCAATCACCGCTTGCTCTACCTATAGGACAAACTTATACATTATTAAGTGACGGTGCTTTTTTATATGTGTTAAATTCATCTTCATCATCTTCATTTAAAGCAATTAATGGTACTGCTTCAGCACCCCCATACTCATTTTTAAATGATAATAATACTGGTATGTATTTAGTTGGTACTAGCATTTTAGGATTGGCGGCAAACGGCACAGAAATTATTGACATTAACGCTACTAATTTATCTTTGCCAATTACCACCATAAAGGGTCAAGTAAACGCAACGATTATTAGTGGTGGAACGTTTTAAATGGCATCTGACAATCAACAACAAGATACCTCACAATATACTACAATCTATAGCCTAGCAATACCGGCTGGGATTAAACGTGATGGTACTCAATTCCAAAATGACCAATACACCGACGGCGTATGGTGTCGTTTCCAGCGTGGCGACCCAAAAAAGATAGGTGGCTATCGTACTTTATTTACTAGTAATACAGGCATTTATAGAGGTTTAATTTCACAACCGTACAACGGTGTTAATTATATCTTTGCTGGTAACTACAAAGAATTAGACGTATTTAATTGTGGTATTAACTATGGTGTTGGTAGTGGTCCTTTTGCTGCTAATATATTGCCAGGACAAGTTCCATTAACAGTGGGCACATCTGGTAACCAGATGTTTATATCCGGTTACTCTGGTATATCTGGTTATGTATCGTCACCAACCACAGCAACACAATACTTCCCCGTTGGTACTAAATTTATTTTTGGTCAGTCTGGTACTGCAACAGTTTATACATCAACCAGCGTGTCCTATTCTGGTTGGTCTGGTTCTGGATATTCTGGCTATTCTGGTGTTGTAGTTGGGTTTAGTGGTGCTATACCATCATCAACTCAAGCTTGGATAGCAAATAGTCCTGTATTTACACCAGACCCAGCATTAGGACCATATCGTGTTACTTGGCAGTTTGATTCTCAATTTAGTCCTTTAGGTGGACAATTACAAGTATTTGCTCATCCTGGATATAATTTAGTTGATATTGATAACGGCGTTCCTTCACAGGTAATAGCTGGTAACATTACGCCAATTTCTGGAAACACTTGGACATTTAGTGGATTAGCAGATAGTTCTGGACAAAACCCAACATATCAACCTATTAGCGTAGATGGTGGCGTTTGTGTGCTATATCCATTTATTTTTGTGTATGGTTCACATGGCTATATCGCAAACAATAACGTTAGTAGCACATATTCCCAGCAAAACTTTTATGATTGGAATGGCCCATTAGCCAACCAAACTAACGTATCTGCTTCTAAGATTGTTAAGGGCATGCCAATGCGTGGTGGTACAAACGCACCAGCTGGCTTATTCTGGGCAACAGATAGTTTAATTCGTGTTTCATTTAACTCTTCAGCTTCTTCTACAGCAACAACAAGTCAGTTCTGGAACTACGATATTATTTCTAGCCAAATCTCCATCATGTCATCAAACTCGGTGGTAGAGATGGATGGCGTGTATTTTTGGATGGGTGTTGATCGCTTCTATATGTACAACGGAAGTGTATCAGTAGTGGCTAATGATAAAAACGTAAACTACCTATTTGACAACCTTAATTATACACAACGTCAAAAAGTCTGGGCAACTAAAGTGCCAAGATACAATGAGATTTGGTTTTTTTATCCTAGAGGCACGGCCACAGAATGTACCGATGCTATTATTTATAATGTAAAAGATAAACTTTGGTATGATGCTGGACAAGCAACTGGAGCTCAACGTTCTTGTGGATACACTACTGAATTGTTCCCAACACCAATATGGGCGGATTGGAATTATAATCCATCATTTAGTGCTCCCTATACTGTTATAACAAATCCAGCTAGTTTACCAGCACCATCCAATAACCAGATGTATATTTCTGGAGATGTGACTTCTGTATTCTCACCAGGAAGTGTTTTAACATTTTCTTTATCAGCTACATCAAGCCAAACATTCCAAGTAAGCACATCTGTTTTTACTATTAACTCAACTATTGGTGCACCTGGTGTTACATTAGTCACATTTACTGGGGCAACATCTAGTACTGTACCAATTGGTTCTTTGGTATATCAACAGACTAATGGATATGCTATTTGGCAACATGAGTTTGGTCAAAACCAAGTGAATTTAAATGGCGAAGTTGCTGTGTATTCTAGCATTACAACTAGTGATATTAGTTGGTTAACAGGTAACCCAAGTCAAGATGGATTAGTTGGTATAAACCGTCGTATGCATTTAAGACGTATTGAACCTAACTTCTTACAAACTGGCACAATGTCAATGACCATATTAGGTCGTAAGTTTGCTAATGGTGCAATGCAAGAAGATTCTGGACCATATTATTTTAACCCAGATACAGACAAAATCGATTTACGTGTTGAGCATCGTTTAATTAGATTGAAATTTGAATCTAATGAACTTAATGGTAACTATGAAATGGGTCGTTTGTTAATTACTGCTGAATACGGCGACGAGCGACCATGACGCTTTATGTTAATAAAAATAACCAACAGTTCTTTCCGTTTGTTCCAGATTATTCATCTTGGGAAGATTGGAATGGTAATTTTATTATCTATTATGGTCAATTAAACGTCCCATATAATACAGAAGAAAATTGGAAAGATACAGCTTCTGTTATTGCTAGTACATTTACATTTGCGGCGTTTCCAGTTCCAACACCAGATTCATTTGATAACTGGCAAGATTGGGCTAACGAAGTGACATTAATTATTAACGGAAAAAGTCATTAATTTAGGGCGAAAATACCTCATTTTTTGCATTAGTAGATACAGAATATATGATAACAAATAACGCTCCCTTATCAAATGTGGCACCTATGGGTGGGCTTTCTCACGTCAATAAAAATCGTATGACTGAATATGACATTATTGCAGAAGATGTTAAAAAATATAGAAAAGAAATGAACCCAAAAAAAGCGTATGCCGCCATTTTAAAAATGACGCAACAGCCTAATTATAGGGTACTTAGACATAATAACAGTTTATTATTTATTGACAATCATAAAGACGGTACAGCGGATAGCCTTATATTTTCTTCAGATAATAAACACGATTTTGTAGATAGTTTAAAACATTTCAATATTGGTTTAAAAGCCGCAGGAATACATCAATTAGAAATTACATCTGATAATAAAGAAATTGAATCAGCATTAAAAAAAGCTAAATTAGAATATTCAACATTACCAACACAAAGTGGTATTCATGTTATTGTGGGGATTAAATAATGGGTTTGGGCAGCTTTTTTAGTGATGCTTGGCATGCCGTTGCTGATCCAGTTGGTGATGCTGTCAGTAGTATTGGTAGCAGTGTTAGTAGTGCTGTTAGCAGTATTGGTAATGCTTTTAGTAACGTTGTCAGCGGTATTGGTAACGCCGTTCAAGCAATTGCAAAGAACCCATTGCCAGTTATTGAAATGGCCGCTCTTACTTATGCTACTGGCGGTCTTGGTGCAGCTGCAGCAGAGGGTATTTTAGGTGGAGATGCTATTGCTGTAACAGCTGGTGAAGGTGCGATTGATTTAGGTTCTGGTGCAGCAAATGCCGCAGCTTATAATGCTATTTCAGCAGCGGTTCCAGCCGCCATATCCAGTGCAGCGGTAACAGCAATTAATGGTGGTAATGTAGGTCAAATTGCAACCGCTGGTATTGTTGCTGGTTTAAGTGCTGGAATGGCTAATGGTTTAAGTGCCTCAGATGCTTTACAACACATTACAACAAATTTACCACCAGAGATTGCACAGACTTTAACAGCGGCTACTGGACAATCCGTTGCGGGTGCAGTTAATGCTGTTATACAAGGTAAAGATCCAGTTACTGGTGCTGTCAGCGGTGCTGTTAGTGGTGCTTTATCTTCTGCACTATCACAAAGCCAAATTGCTGATTTAAGCCAGACCGCTGCAAAGATGTTAGGCACAACAGTTAGTGCTGGAACTAATGCAGCGATTGCTGGCGGTGATGTTGGTCAAGCAATTGGAAACTCTTTAGTATACGGCGCGGCTAAACTAGGGTTAAGTGATGCATTAAATTCAGTAACTAGTTTACAAAAAAGCCTTACTGATAATGTAAATTCTTTTGGTATTACACAAAGTCAAGCTAAAACATTGTCTGACACAGTACAACAGAATCAATCAGATGCTCAGACATTAGCAGATAAGTTAGATTCAGCCGCTAAAGATTACGATACAGCAAAAAGTAATTATGAGACTGAATCTGCTAAAGATAATCCAGATACCGATTATCTTCAAAAGCAAGTTGATGCCATGACTGCTGCGGCAAAAACGTATAATGATACGTTGCCAGACTACCAATCTGCTAGTGATACATTATCAACCAATTACACCCAATTACAAAACTTAGATAAGCAGTTAACAACATTAGGTAATACAGTAAACCAACAATATTCTTCATTACAAAATGCTAGTACGGATTTATCACAAGAATACAGTAAGTTTGTTAACAATTTAACTAGCCAGGATGCAGCTACAGCTAATATAGAAAATCGTGTTGCAGCAATGAGCCCAGATGCTCAAGCCGCATACCAACAAGCAATTAGTAATGGTGAAACTGCTACAGATGCATTAGCTGCTGCAAGTAAAGTGCAAGCACAAACGCAAGCAACCCAAACAACAGATACTACACAAGGTCAATCTGGTGCACAACCAAGCACTGATTCCAATGCTCCATTAACACAACTTGCTTCTAAGTTTACACAACCTACAGCAGATTTAGTAAGTGCTGTTGATAATGGTGATGGTACAACAACAGAAACATTTGCAGATGGCACTGTTCAAACAGTTAATTCTTTAGATGGAACCATACTAAGCCAAACTCAACCAACTGTACAAACTGGCACAAGTGGTGTTTTACCAAGTGATACTGGCACAAGTGGTGCTTTACCAAGTGATACTGGTACAAGTGGTATTACATCAACTGACACTGGTACAAGTGGTATTACATCAACTGACACTGGTACAAGTGGTGCTTTACCAACTGACACTGGTACAAGTGGTGCTTTACCAAGTGATACTGGTACAAGTGGTGCTTTACCAACTGACACTGGCACAAGTGGTGTTACACAAGATTTAACTAATTTTGGTAGTCAAAGTACATTAGATACTGTAGCACAAACTAATCAAGTCGCTATGGATGTTGCACAAACAACTGGCGACCAAGGGTTAATTAATGCAGTTAACAGTGGTAATACAGATGTTATTAATGCATTAGCAACTGGCGATGTTACTACCGCACAAAACATTGTTAATACAGATACTACCCCTAGCGGTGCTTTAGATACTGTAGTAACTACAACACCAACAGCACCTACAGACATTGTTGCTCAAGGAGTTTATCCAGATCAAGGTAGTGTAACTGGATATTCTGATATTAATGGTAACATGATTACTGCTAATGGAACACCCGTAACTGTAGACAATTCTGGTAATGTTGTTGATGAGAATGGTACTGTTATTAGTGAGGCGGCTCCTTATACACCTACTGCGGCAGATACCAATACAACAACAGATGCTAAAGGTAATTTAGTTACAACAAACCAATTAACTGGCGATGTAACTACAAATATACCTACAGCAGATACTGGTACTAATATTCCAATAAATATAAACGTAGCACCTATATTATCACCAACAACTAAACCAACGACAACTAGTCCAACGACAACTAGTTTAACAACTAGTCCAACAACAACTAGTCCAACAACAACGGGAATTACGACACCATTATCAACATTAGGATCAAATGTGGCAACTACAAAAACTTCTCCAACTGCAACATTGTTAAAAGGTAGCCAAATTGCTTCACCATTAGCAAGTGTATATAATATACCAGTTGAAACATATGCACAAGCAATGCCTAATCCAAATCAATTAGCAGAAATACAAAATGCCGCAACTGGTGGTATAATACATAAAGCAAGTGGTGGTGATTTACCTATGACACCTAAATTAATGCACGGTCAATCTGTGCAACATCCTAATTTAATGGGATGGCATGGTGCTCAATTATTTGCAGATGGTGGAATGGCATATCAAGATAGGACATTGCCAGAAGGTCATAATCCACAGTTCTTTAGTGAAGGTGGTTTAAATGCAATAGAACACCGTTATGTAACTGGCGATGGTGATGGTACTAGTGATAGTATTCCAGCAATGTTAGCAAATGGTGAGTTTGTAATACCCGCTGACGTAGTATCCAGTTTAGGTAATGGTAGCAATGACAGTGGTGCTAAAGTATTAGATGAGTTTTTAAAAGTAGTTAGAGCACATAAACAAAAACATGACACAAAACATTTACCCCCAGATAGTAAGGGCGCGTTGGGTTATTTATTAGAAGCTAAGAAAAAAGCGAGAGTATAATGGCAGGGACAACATCTTCTTCAGGATTAAATAATTTACTTGCTGATACTCAGCAAGTACAAACTACGCTACCATCTTGGATGGATACAGCGCAACAAAATGTTATTAGTAATGCTGGCACAGCAATGGCAAATGCTCCGACTTTTGGACAAACAACTGCACAAGGTGCGGTTAATACACTTCAAGGCGCAAATAATCCATTTACTCAAGCAAATACTAATTTAAATACTATTGCATCTGGTGCTGCTAATCCATGGATTACAGACGCATCTGGAAATGTTACACCTAATACTAATACTGCTTTAGGTGGTTTATTTCAAGCACAAACAAATCAATTAAACCAGTTGCTTCCATCAATGACAGCAGGCACTGAAGCTGGTGCTATTGGTACTGGTAACTTTGGTAGTTTACGTGGTCAAACAGCAGTTGATACAGCAAGAGCAAATGCTCTATCACAACTACAAGCACAGCAAATGCAAGCAGCATTGCAAAATCAACAAACTGGTGAGCAAGCTGCTGCGGCACAAGGTAACGTTGGTGCTCAAGGAGTTACGGCAGATTTAACAACGGGTGCTGCAGAAATGAATGCACCGTTCCAAGGTGCTACAAACTACGCTAATTTAATTAATTCTGTTAGTGCTCCGACAACTGTATCTCAACAAAATCAAATGTCTCCATTATCTATGTTAGGTACGTTTGCTAATGCTCCACAGGCTGGTACAAGTTTACTAAATACGCTTTTTGGAACATCAGGCGTTGGTACACCAGGAACTTCTGGTTATATTCCTGGTGTTCAAGGCTTAATTCCAACATTTCAAAAAGCTTTTGGTGGTAATACTGGACTACCCGCTGGCGTACCTTCTGGGGCGACATTAGACCCAAGCGGGAGCGGTAACTATATTTTTAATGGTCAAACATATACCCCTTCTGGAACTTTAATAGATACTAGCGGTTCTGTATCTTCTGGTGGTTCAAACGCAACAGCACCAACGATAGACCCAACAACTGGAGAG